CAAGGCCCAAGGCCCTAGCGCTAAGTCACCGGAATCATAGCGGAATTGACCCCCCTTCTCATGGCATGAAACTTGCACATGCCCAAAATTGACTGTTTCGCTCCAATTTTCATATCAATTTGTACATTAATCATCCCCTAATGATTAAATTATAATTACAAAAATACACTTATCCAACAAACATAGATAAAGGCCATAAAGGTACTACCCAAACATTAGGATCCAAAGCGATCCAAATCAAACCCTACGATCCAAAGCGATCCCACTCAAACCCTACGATCCCACTCAAACAACACGATCCCACTCAAACCCTACGATCCCAAGCACACCAAGCGCACCACTACACACCAAGCGCACTCCGCACCAGCTCTCAGCCAACGCGAACCGCGCCAAATAAATAACCCCTACTCAACTAATATGGACAGATTGAGTAGGGGTCGAGGAGCTTAGCGACATTATTGACGCTGAAGGTCTATGGTTCAGGCGCGTCTGCGTTGTTCGTACCGATCCTAAGCAAACACAGGGTGTCTAGTATCTCAGTATTCAGGGTCTTATGGCCATTGACCACGACGTGCTCGTAGAGCAATGAGACAAAGCGCTGCAAGGCTGTTAGATCTTTGGTCACAATAGGCGCTTACGCATCACGTCCAGGGCGTCTGGGTTCTGGTCAATCAAAGTAACGTTGCGCTTTAGCTCTATGGCAGCCTTGCCGAAGCTGCCGGAACCAGCGAAGAAATCTATCAGCTCGTCGCCTTCGTTGGAGTGAACGTTGACGATGCGTCGAAGGATGCCCAGGGGCTTCTGGGTTGGGTAGCCAGTCTTTTCTTTGCTGTTTGGGCTGACGATAGTGTGCCACCACACGTCGGTGGGGGTTTTGCCTCTGGCAGCTTTCTCCTTGCCGACTAGGCCGGGGGCCATGTAGGGGATGCGATCCATGGCTTCGTAGTTGAAGCAGTAGTTGTCAGGATCCTTTACGTACCAGAGGATGCTGTCGTGTTTGGTGGACCAGCGCTTCTTGCTGCGGGCACCGTAGTCGTAGGCCCAGATTATCTCGTTCATGAAGCAGGCTCTGCCGAAGAGCTTGTCTAGCATGATCTTGACGTAGTGGACTTCGCGGTAGTCGAGGTGTACGAAGAGGGAGCCGTCGTCGGTGAGGATGCGGTATGCTTGGTCCAGCCTGGGATATAGGAACTCTTCGTAGTTGGCGTAGCTGTCGCTAAAGGATAGCTCATTGCGCTTTTGTTTGCGCCCAGTGTTAAACGGGGGATCGATGTAGGCTAGGCGGAAGCTGGCGTCATCAAAATGCCAGAGCATCTTGATGTTGTCTTCTGCATATATCTTGCAACTTGGAATCATATGCTCTCTAGGGCTGTGACGAGCGCTTCGCCTTCAGTCTGATCCATGCCTTCCTCGTAGGTACCGCTTACCCATCTGCGGCCTTGGTGGCCTAGGTTAACTGTGCTGAGGAGGTAGTGCTCGTTGGCCTTGACCTTTCTGACTAGGCTAAGCAGTGCCCCTAGCGTAGCCGGATCAGTGAGGACCGGGAGGGCTTCTTGTATGGGCTGGCTGTTCCAGCGGCACAGGGGGATGCCTGTGGGTAGGACATCCACCACGACGAACTGGGAGCGCGCAGTGGGGCTGCCGAAAAGGGAGGGATCGGTGATGATGCCTTCGGCGCGCATGCCGGGGAGCCACTTCCAATGGGGGCTGGCTGTGGCGCGGCGGGATAACTGGGTAGATGTGTTGTTCATAGTGTATGTATTTTTTATATGGGGCAAGGGAGCTTCGCTCTAACGTTGAAGTTATTTAAAACATTGACATAAAACCAAAGTCACTTTGTTGTTAATAACGGATACGTATCTGTGTGGTACGTGTTGTTTGTGTAAAGTAGTGCTTTACGCTTTGGGTCCTGTGTGTGCAATTATGAGCAGCATGAGGCTTACTATTATTATAGTTTTGGTAATTATCTCCAACGGCATGGGCATGGGGTACATTAGGGTACGTCGCCTCTATACACGCGCCTGGCTTCGGTAAGAAAGTGGTGTGCTTCTAGAGAACGTGGATCTGTGTACGCTGCTGCGATCATGCTGGGGATAAACACCTTGGGGAGCAGATCCAACAAGACATCTCTTCCGTATTTGAGTATAAACGTGGTTAGCTCGTTGATCGCATCGGACTCTTCATCCCTGCTGTGGGAGGCAGGCGGCACGAGACACTTGGATTTCTTTGACTTGCTCATTGTGAGGTAAGCACAGGTATGGTGTCTGCTGTTCCTGAGCAGTCTTCGTCAATAACCACAGACAGCCCCTGTTTTATGTGGTCCAAACGGTACCTGGCCTCGTTGCAGGCGGCTCTTAGCAGAGAAACAGCCTGTATGGCCAATGCCGGGGCGCAGTAAGAGGCATCTTTATCCAGAAGATACTTATCTATGGAACTTAGCATAGACCCAGTGAGCAAGTCTCCTGGAACACGCATAAGTATCTGAGCGGAGAGGTGTTCCGACTCTTTATAGGGTGGATCTAAGACTTCTTCCGCGTCAAACGCGCAGCAGAACGCTTCCACCGCGTTCTCAGGTGTCTCTTCCGCAGTGACCAAGCCATTCTCCAAGGCATACGCAACTGCTTCTGCGGAGGTAACAGTCACAACAGTTACCCCACCCGTTTTATGCTCGTCAGAGAAGATAAACTTTCTCATTATACTAATTCCTGCTGCTTTTAGGCAGTGTCAAGACGACCCATGTGTATTTTCAAGATAAAAGACTACTTTATCTTCTCCGTGTGAAATGGTTTTCTTAGTAAACTCTTTGTCACCAGGCACAAAGCTCGTGTGTGTGGCGTTCCACGCCGAAAGATAACTATCGGTTCGTATTTCTTGCTTATCAAAGGGACAAAACGTGTCTGGATACCCGCTGCTGAAGCAATCTGCTCGTTCTGTGACTTCTCCGTTTTGTGCGACGAAAAGCGACATGCCCTTATCCCGTGCCTTAGTCGCTGCCCACCACAATACACACTCAGCAGCTTTGTGGGTCTCAATGTCAATACTGTTTCCCATATAAAAAGCAATACTGAAGTATCAGATAGTTGTCAATAGGTATTACGTCTTTTATAGAAAACGGTAGTTAGGCTGCTTCAAAGTATAGAATAATTGGTTAGATTTCGCCTTGTTGGAATACGGCAAAATTGGTATACTAAACATGTACATTTACATAAATTTTGAACTGTTTGTCCACGAAAGGAACTTTCTGTGGAATTATTTTTGGTCACAGAGGTAGAAAGTCCGCTCGGACTTGACGGCTGGTCACTCAAACTCATTCTCACCGCGTTCAGTGGCTTTGACGCGACCCTCTGCTGGCAAAATAAAGAACAGTTCAACTTTAGAGGATTTACGCAGACCAACGGTGTGATTTTGAGCGATTGCTCTCCCCGTTGGACCAACGCAGCGTTCTCTGAGCGCCTCAGAACAGTCGTAGAAGACATCTGGCATGCTAAACGACACAGACTACCTTCTGAGAATCTGCGGCCCTCCTGGGTGCCTTCTCCGCTGACTGACGAAACAGAGCAGAAGTAACGCTATCCTGTGTTTAGTCCTTGTGTATTTTATTATGATAGTAGTATGATCCGCATATGAACTACGCCAGCACGCAGTATAGCTCTCCTGTGTTCCGCTATATCCTAGGACCATACGAGTTTGCTTTAGAAGAACTCACACGCACTAGGGTGAACTACGACTACGTTTCAAAAGTGACTATAGCCGTATATCGGGATGATGAGCTATGCGGTCGGTATAAAGCTACCCAGTTTCCATACAACGTAGATATGTACCTCACGCGTATTGAGAACCTTGGACAAGACGACGAATGGGAATCGTACTCAAACTGCATTTTAGATCGCTTTTCTAAAATTACATGCAATTCTCTCGTAGTTGGGTGCCCAGCTAAACTAACTAGTGAATTTTACAGCGATTTTGATTAAAAGTAGCTGTTGATCTTCGCTCTTTGACAACTAGGACAGCAACGAAAACGACACAAAAATTAAGGGTTATGTCATTTGCTACTTGACAAGGTAAATTTAAAATTTTACGTAGGGCCTGACTAAAACAATGGGTTATAGTAATTAAACTAAGAATTGGTTGTTTAGAGAATTAAATTAGATTCTATAAATTAAATTCTTGAATTAATTATTAATACTAAATATAAGTATCTGTATCTTTAATTAATTAAATTAAATTCATAAGATCTCTGAATTTAATTAACTTCTTAAATTCTCTATAATTATAGATACTTATAGTAGATCTTTAGATTATCTAAGTCACAGATAATTAGCTATCCCTATGTGTAGAACATGGGTGCTTAGTATATCCCTTGAATTCTACACATACTGTATCAGGGCGAAGAACTCCTGATTCTGTTTTTTATAGCGAATTCTACCCTTTTTAGCTACTACGCAATAATTGCATAGCTTAGTGTCCTTCAGTGCTCTCTTAGTGGGACTGTGATATGTTTGCGTTTGTATTTTTGCTTATAGGGTTATTTTTTGGTTGGTTGGTGGGCACCTTTATGGGTTACCACTGGCGTGTTAAGGGGCTAGAGACTGTTCGTGCTTATCACGATCGTCGTGCTGAGCTAATTGCTCAGGCAGAGGAGATGTTTCGTGTTGGGTGCGATAAGTTAGAGAAGCAGTCTCAGCGAAAGATCTACCGTCTTATCAAGGAGTATTCGGAGTCGATCATAGACGGATCTACACTGCGTGTTGTGAAGGCAGCGCGTGATTTTGTGATCTCTACTAGTTTGATAGATCGCCCTAAGCTGGAATCAGCCCTTGTACAGGCGGTTAGAGGCCACGCAGCCAACGGTTCACCTAACTTGAAGATGCTAAAAGCAGCTCCGACTCGTGATGTGAATTGAAGATTTGTGCTACACTTATTGTGTGTTCGATAATCACAAAGAAGTACTGTCTACCTTGAAGTACATGCTCAGTTCTCTATTGGATCGTCAAGATGTGTTCGCACAAGACACCGAGAACTCCGAAGTATTTGAGCAAGGTGTGCGTGCGCTGCGTGCTGCCATCGACGCAGTAGAAAATCAAATTTATGCATGATTTAGTACTTGATTTTTTCGGTGTGATTGTTTAGACCAATATAAGTTGTTTTCTTGTATATTAGTTCGTGCGTAGGGAATGCAAGTAAGCTAGACTAAACGCTTCCGGCAGTGTAACGCTGCCCTTTTTTTTTGCTCACTATCAAGGAGTTGCAGTGGCCGAAGTTTTTCATCCGTTCAAACTGTCCCCGTCTTTTATTGATACGTATGTTGATGAACAACCTGAGTGGGGGCCTTTAGGCTACATTACATACAAGAGAACGTACTCTAGGTTGCTTCCAGACACGATGAACGGTGAAACAGAGGAGTTTTGGCATACGTGTCGTAGAGTGGTAGAGGGTGTTTACACGTTTCAGAAGAAGCATTGCTTCAACTTGCGGTTGCCTTGGAACAACGTGAAGGCGCAACAGTCTGCTCAGGAGATGTATAAACGTATGTGGGAGTTCAAGTGGCTTCCTCCTGGTCGTGGGTTGTGGGTGATGGGTTCTCCAATTGTGGACAAGATTGGTGGAGCTGCGTTGAATTCCTGTGGGTTTACGAGCACTAAGAACGTGCACGTGGACTTCGCAGACCCTTTTTGTTGGCTGATGGACAAGCTTATGCTGGGTGTGGGGGTTGGTTTTGACACTAAGGGCGCTGGTAAAGTGAAAGTCTGTCAGCCTAAGCAGGGTGATGACGTGTACGTGGTGGGTGACAGCCGTGAGGGTTGGGTAGCTTTATTGCGCCGTGTGTTGTTGGCTTACTCTGGTTTTGGTACGCTTCCTGCCTCTATTGATTACTCGGAGGTCCGTCCTTACGGCAGTCCTATCAAGGGTTTTGGTGGTACTGCGAGTGGTCCTGGTCCTCTGAAAGACCTCATTGTGGATGTTCGGAAGACTTTAGACACTGGGGTAGACAAGCCGTTGACTAGCTCTGCTATCGTGGATGTGTGCAATTTGGTGGGTCGGTGTGTGGTGGCTGGCAACGTTCGGCGTAGTGCTGAGATTAGCTTTGGAGATCCTAACGACAAGGAGTTTTTGGCGTTAAAAGACCCGGACACGGCGGGAGAAGCGCTCATGAGTCACCGTTGGTCTAGTAACAACAGCATCTTTGCCGAAGTGGGGATGAACTACGAAGAAGTCGCAGAGCGTACTGCAAAAAATGGTGAGCCTGGTTACCAGTGGCTTAAGAATGCGCAGGACTATTCACGCATGGGTGTGGAGCCTGATTATTCCGATCAGGGAGTGGAGGGTGCTAACCCCTGCTCGGAACAATCCCTTTTTCACAAAGAATTGTGCACGCTTGTTGAAACGTTCCCTGCACGTCACGAGACATCAGAAGACTACCTAGTTACTCTTAAGTATGCGTACTTATACGCTAAGTCTGTGACTTTGATTCCTACACATGACGAGGCGACGAACATGGTGATGGGTCGCAATCGACGTATTGGCGCTTCCATGTCAGGTATTGTGCAAGCGGTAGAGAAGTTTGGTCGTCGTAGGTTTCTTAGTGAGTTTTGTGATGCGGGGTATACGTACTTAAAGAGCATGGACCAACAGTATTCAGACTGGTTGTGTGTTCCGAAAAGTCGGAAGATCACGTCTGTTAAGCCTAGTGGTTCTGTGTCATTGCTACCGCAAGTGACGCCAGGGATACACTTTCCGCACTCAGAGCATTATATTCGTCGTATCCGTTTTCAACAAGATAGCAGCTTGGTGGGGTTGTTGAAGTACTCTGGCTATCATGTAGAGAAAGATCAATACAGTCCTAACACTGTGGTGGCTAGTTTTCCTGTGAAAGAGACTCATTTTTCTCGTTCTAAGTTTGATGTGTCGATGTGGGAGCAGTTAGAGATGGCGGCACAGATGCAACAGTATTGGGCGGACAACCAAGTATCCATCACAGTGACGTTTAATAAGGACGAGGAAAAGGACATCAAACACGCTCTTTCACTGTATGAGACTCGGTTGAAGGGTGTGTCGTTTTTGCCGATCAGTGAGCACGGCTATGTGCAGGCTCCGTATGAGGAAATTAGCGAAGAGGTGTACAATGAGATGCTCTCTAAAATCCAGCCCATTACGCCAGAGACAGGTAAAACTATTGCTCACGAGAAAACAGACAAGTTTTGTTCAAATGACACTTGTGAAATTGCCCTTGAAAAGCTGTCTGCGTAGCCTATGTTTCAATTCTTGACTAATCTCGCACACTAAGGTAAACTAAGACAGCAGGGGTACATCTTACTTTACTGTTTCACTACTTATGTGATTATAGGAATTTTGAATGGCTAACATCACGCACAGGCACTCTATAGAGCGTCCTATCTTTTCTGCCGCAGCTAAAGGTGAAAACTTTGCTATTGTTCACGGAGCGACCCTTGCGGTTAACTGGGCTCGTAGCGATGTGTTTTCTTTGGGTCGTGCCAGCGCTTTAGGTTTGGAAATTTCTTACAATGTGGCTGCGGCTGGTCAACAAGTGGAAATGGGTGTTGTTGTGAGCAACGCCAAAGACCAGCCTGCTGCGGATGCCGATATCTGGTATTTCCTGTCAGTTCTCGATGCCTCGCCAACAGATGCTGTTCTTACTGGTACCGTTCCAACAGGTGCAGATTGGTCGGTGGCTCCTGAGTTTGGCAAGGTGAAGGTGCGTGGTAGCATCTTGCAATCAATTGCGTCGGATACTACGTCAGACAAGATTCGTCTTGCTGTTGCGTTTGAAATGCAGCCTTGGCGATGGTGCCACGTTGTTTATCGTGAACTTGGGGGTGGAACAGCTGGGTCGCTTTCGGTAGCGGCTGCGTTGTCCTCTTAGTCTCGACTGACTGGTGTCAGACTCAGAAAACGATACGCCTAGTGTATGGTCTCTTCTAAGTAACCTTAGAGAAGACATAAAATCGCTCGACTTTGTTTTAGACAAAGTCATGACGCAGACTGCGATCGTTCTTACTAAAGTTGAAGTGCTGGATAAAAAGACTGCACTTCTTAGTAAGCTGTTGACAGAAGGGAATGGCCAGAAGTCTGTGCTAGCGCAGATTGCTGAGTTCAATGCTCGTATTAAAGATCTTGAGGAGGATGGTACTTCTGCGGCCTCTGTTCAAGAAAAAAGTGCAGAGGCTGGTAAGGCGCGTTGGGTTGCTATTGGTAAGATCGCGGGAATAATTACTTTGACTATTCCAGGATTACTGTCTTTTTTCACTAATTGACTTTTTTCTATTCATAGAGTATATCTCCTATATACTTAGGAGTATGGCATGGCACGACCTCTTGAATTTGTTCTAGATGAAATTGAAGCCGTTTCAGCGGCACTTAGTATCCCTGCGCTTATGTTGACGCGCACACAGGTGCTGAAAACCTCTCCACATTTGTCGTACAATGATTTACGAATGAATGGTGGAATTAGCTACATTAGGGTGGTGTTGGCGAAGAGAGGGACAGAAGAACTTGATTCAATATCAAGCTCTTTAGTGTCCTCAGTGTTGCCCCTTCCTGAAGAACTCCCTGCACCTTACGTGAAGAGGGTTCATGACTTGTGGGTTGCGTTGGTAAGCAACCATTCTTCCTCTCCTTTGAGAGTGGTGTAGTTTTGGGCAAAGGACGCACTCAGGTCAGCAAAAACTCAAAGTCTGAGTTGGTTGTGATTGTGAGTGACATTCATTTTGACTTGCATCATGAGCCAACCTGGCGTGCGTTTTGTAAGTGGCAAGCCGACGTTAAGCCAAGCAAGACTATTGTCTTGGGTGACTTTGTTGATCTAGGCATGATGAGCGCGTACATGCAGGGTGCCCATGAGCCTGTTCACGCGATTCCCCAGATTAAGTGTTTTGTTAAGGAAGCCAACAAGTTGCTTAAGCATACGGGGGAGCTGTTGGTGTTGGAGGGCAATCACGACGAGCGTTGGGCGAAGAAGGTTCTTGGTGCTGTGCCTCACGTGTTCCGTGGTGCTTTGGGTTTGTCTTTAGAAGACCAATGTAGGTTACAAGGTCTTTCAAAAGAGGTGACGTGGCACAGGGAAGACCTGTTGGTGCGTGGTATCCAATGTGGTCCATTCCTCCTTAGACATGGGCATAAACAGTCTGGGAGGTTTGGTGGGGGCAAACACGTTGCAGCTAATAAATTAGCTAAAAGTTTGGGGCAGAGTGAGATTTTTGGGCATCACCACAGAGCACAGTATTTTTGTCATACAGTGAATGGTAAGACATCCACTGCTATCGCTAACCCGTGCATGACTGGAGACCATGACTACTCATTAGACCCCAATTGGCAGCGTGGGTTTACTGTTTTGGAGTTGTATGGTCCTAACAATTGTTTTGCTACTCCATATTTGATTGTGATGGACGAAGGGCATTTTTCTTGGAGAGGGACGGTTTATGACGGCAACAGACCGTGAAACCTCCAAAAGTAAAGGAGCGGAATTTATTACGCTTGTTCGATAGCATAAACAAAACACACTTTGGTGGGATGGTGTGTGGTGGTATTGGATGGCGTCACATGTCTATTAGTGGAAAATCTGGCGTGACATTGGCTGTGTGTGAACTGACAGAACGTTTTATACGTGTGAACACAGTCCTCCAGGATGTGGCGATTCCTGTTTGGTTTTTACGTTTTGTTATTTATCATGAGATGCTTCACTTACTTTTAGGCCCTCAACAGTTTACACGTGAAGGAAAGTCAGACCCCCATAGTGACAGATTCACTTGTTTAGAAATGAAACACGCAGATTATCAGAGGGCGATTGATTATGAAGAAGAGGCGTTGTTTAAAGTTGTTGACCGTTGGAGAGCCTGGCGACGGTATTCCAGAAAGTGCCCGAAGACATGAATATAAAGTTTGATGATGTTGTTGCGGCATTAGAAGCTATTGAGACAACTTCCACAGAACATGAGGATGCAATTGATGTGGCTATTGATTGTATTATGTTCACGCAAGCTTTGAATAACTTGTTTCGTGATCAAGGAGCGGTAGTTCCTGACGTTCCTGACTGTAATGTTCTGGAGAACCTTATAGATGCGTATAATGGGGAGTTAGCTGCGGCCTGTTTGTTTTTAGCAGACAAGGCGTTTGCTACGTCTCCTGCAATGTTGCGAACTATTGCTGATTCCTTTGCTGGTCTTGAGGGAAATGTTGTTCCCTCGGTTGTGGTGAAGGGATTTCGTCGTCTAGCTAATAGAATTGAAAACACGAGAGTGCAGATGCAGTCTTTGCATCAAGTTATCTCGTCAAAAGACTAAAACTTATCTTTGACCGAATGCGGGTTGTCATTTGTCCTTTGGGTGATTGACAATAAATTGTCGGTCATTTACTATTTATGGAACCCTATGTTGAATAAATCAAACTTTGTTGTGCGTCGTCGGCGTTCTGATTCCTACTATTCCACTGCGGAAACGGTGTTAATTCTATATGTGACCACCCACAGAATTCAGTACGTTGAGTTTAAGAATCCTTTGGATTGTCATGCTCTCCTAATGTCTTATTGCAAAGACGTGTCACCTGAGTTTCTGCACGTGCTGGTGACAAAATATTGTGAAGTCCAAGATCCTCGCACGTTGGGTTTCTTTTTGTCTGTTCTTGTTGCTTTGGATGTGGACTTATTTAAAAAGTGCTTTTTAGAGTGCGTGGGAGATTCCGCAGAGACGTTGGTGTCCTTTGTGTTGACCCTTCGTAGCGGTGTAACAGGACGTAAGTCTTTGGGCTCTGCGCCTAAGCGACTAGTCAAACAATGGTTGGAGAACTTGTCAGACGAAGACCTCTTTGTTGCTGCGACTGGATCTGTGCCTGGTTTGGTCGATGTTATTAGGTTGGTGCATCCTAAACCCCAAACACCACAGAGAGAAGCTCTTTTTGCGTACCTTATCGGAAGTAATCGTTGTGATTTCAACAAGTTACCCGTTTGTGTGAAAAAGCTCTTGGATTTGACTTGAAAAGTTTTATCTTTCTTGCTGTATACTAGGCAATCTGCTATTATATTTAGGTATTAGTATAGTGGATTAGTGCGTCTGGCGTACTAATGCAACTCTCCAGGTAAGTTTCATGCAACCATTTGTGCCTTCGTTCACTTGCTCTCACTGCGGTGAGACAAAGTCGTCTAGTGTGTTTGCGAACCAGACTGGTGTCTTTGTGCCGTGTTCTTGCGAGGAATCTAAGGTTGCTTGGGAGCGAGAGCATCGGGAACATGTTGAGCGGCGTAAACGCGCTAACCGACGAAATCGTAAGAAATAGGGGATAAACCAATGCGAAGAAAAAGACAAAGAATACTGCCAAATCCTAGGACAATTAAGAAGCACTCGGATATTGTGCGTCAGTACGCACCTGAGCTGATTGTTGTAGGTGAACGTGAAAAGACAGACACAGGGTACAGAGTGCGGGGATACTCTGGTAAAGGTTTTGAGACTTTTTATGAAGTTATGTTACCTGGTACGTGCACGCCGGTAGTTAAGCATGGGGCTAAGAGTCGTGTAATTCGCATTCTAGCAGGAAGCGGTGTGGTTAAACTTAGTGTTGCTTGTGATGAGCCTTACCAACGTTCTGTTCTGCCAGGAGATGAGATTCATTTTTCTCCAGGCACCAAATACCAAATTTCTACTAAATCGAAGGATACTTTAGAATACTGTGTTACGCAGGACGCTAAGTATGAGTCGCGTTTAAAGGAGGTTTCTCCTGGCATTGGGACTGTCGTTCCTGAGAGTGAGCTACAAGCTGTTACAACGAGGACTTATTCACAACAGGGTAGGCGTAGCCGTGCGTCAACACAGAAGGCACGAACGCAGCTTGCGGCCATGAGAGCTTCTCGTAAGGTTAAGACTGTAGCGGTGGCGACTGATGCTGTGGTCAAAGAGGCGTCTGCTGCTGAAGGTGTAAACCTACGGCCTACTGGTGGTCGCTTTAGTACCGAGGGTGCTGGTTAATGCTCCAGCCGTGCTCGCCTAATTTACGTCCTGTATTCTTAAAATATAGGGATTTTTTGCGTAAAGCGAATGGAGGCCCGACTGTGCCTCCTGTGGGTGGTGGCTCGGCTAACGTTGCTGGGGTTGGTGGTGGCTCAGGTGCAGGGCAGGTTGGGACTGCTCGTGCTCCTGCGCAATCGTCGAAAATGTACGATTACATAAGTGCAGCACAGTACGGATCAACCTCTGTGGCCAACAGAGTTGGTTGGGAACCAACTAGTGGTGGCGGGTATCGTCGTTTGAAGAGCATGCGTATGGTCGCTGCTGCTGCGCCGTCTCTTTCGTCGGAGGAAACTGAAGGCAAAGCGGCTTTATCCACGTCAGGCGGCTGGTCAGCGTATGCTGATTTGTACAGTGTGAAAGATCCGCAGTTGGCGTCGGAGCTGACAAACAAAGATAAGTTTGATATAAATTCTCCTCGTGAAGAGGATTTTGAGCACGCGGAGTCAGAGCTGCATGAGCTGTTGGCTGCTCACCATACTGGCGCGGACGCAGACAACCCGGAGAACCCAAAGTTAGCGGATATGCATCATCAGTTAGCCAACAAAAAGCTTGAAGATAAGCTTTCTGGGTTGTCTGGCGATGAGCGTTTCAACGCACTGCATGAGCATGTGTCCAACTTGCAGGACATCTCACAGGACAGTAATCCGTATATTCAGCGAGTGCTTGGTCCGCGACTTCATGAACATGAGAACGAACTTGATAACTTATATCGAAAACATGGTGAGGCGTATGAAGCGAAAACGCAGGCAGCCGTGCAAGCGGCACAAGCTCTGTCTGATGCTCACGATGAGGAGCAGGAAGCTCTTGAGGCTGCTCATACTGAGGCTAAGAAAACTGTTGCTGCTACAAAAGAGGAAATACGTGTTGGTGATAAAGCACGTTCTGCGGCGGTTGAAAAAGAAGATGCGGATGTTGCTGCCGCTAAAAAGCGCGTGTTACAGGTGCAGTTAGTTTTAGACTCTGAAAATTCTCGTTTGCGAGATTCGTCTTTACATCAAGATTTGATGGATAAAAAAGACGACTTGGTATCCCAGCAGGCTGAGGTAAAACAGAAACTCAGGCAAAACGTGTCTGCAAGTGACGACGTACCTGCAATGCGGAGGAGGGACAAACTACAGGCCAGGAAGAAAAAATTGGATAGTTCTGTGGCGTCTGTCACGAAAGAACTCGATGAACAGACTTCCGACAGAACAAAACTTGAAGCACAGCTGAAAGAGGCTCAAAAGGGCAAGGTGGTGTCTGCTGACGGTACGATGAGTTTGGATACTGCAACAATTGCGCAGGAGGCAGCGCTTAGAGCGTTTGATGATTCTCCTGATGGAAAGAAACTTGCTGACGCTAAGGCTTCTGTAAAGACCCACAACGGTGCAGCTCTTGAGGCAAAACGCGCTATTGCGGCACATAAGAAGAACGCTCCTCCTAGCATAGATGACGTTCTTTCGGGTGTTGGTGGTCCGTTGGGTGCGCCTAGACACCAGTTGGAGAGAGAAGCTAGGGAGAGTGTTAAGCCGAAGACTTCAATAGAGCAGGCACAGTTATCTGATCACACTACCAGAGCTTCCACACTTGTGGACAACATAAAGAGTCATCTGGATAATGATGCTAGTTTGTCCAGTGCGCAGAAAGCGCAATTAAATCGTATTATTGACGGGATTGACTCTGGAGGACATGCAGATCTATCTGTTATTCCGTCGAAGGAACATGTTAGCGAACTTAGGCAACTGTCTAAGTTGGCAGGCAAGCATGGCAAAAGTCCATTTGCAGAAGATGCTCCTGCTGCCGCTGCGCCGTCGGCTGCGAGTAGGCGTGCTGCGTTTAGCTCTGCTATGCGAGTGGGCGAACAGTTTGGGGCTGCTATTGCGTCACCAGAAGGTGGGGCGCGTGCTTTGGGCGTAGTGGCTGGTGCGGCAGCTCGAAAGTTTCACTCGCTATTGGATTCTGATTCTAAACAGGACAAGGATGCAGAAGCACAAGCACCTGGTACTGAGCAGGAGGATACAGCACAGGTTACGCCTACGGGGGCTCCGACGCCTCCTGCTCCTGCGGCTTCTGGTGTGCCTGACTCCTCGACTTCTACGCAACCGTTGCTAGAACCGGCTGACACTAAGCCTGATGCTGCTTCTGCCGCTGCTGCTCCTGCTGCTTCCCAAGCTGCTGCTCCTGCTGACGCTGCTGCTGCTCCTGCTGCCCCTGATGCCTCTGCTGCTCCTGATGCCGCTGCTGCTCCTGCTGCTTCTCCTACTGCTGCTAAGCCTACTGCCGCTAAGCCTACTGCCGCTAAGCCTACTGCCGCTAAGCCTACTGCCGCTGCTGCTGACGAGACACATAAGCTGGCTGATGGTGGGACACATGTTGGAGAACGTAATGCCAAAGGTCAGCCTCACGGTCCAGGGAAGAAAACAGATGCTGATGGCACTGTGGCTGAAGGAAAGTTCGAGAACGGAAAGCTCCACGGTGAGGGGAAGCTAACAGCTACAGATGGCACTTATGAAGGAAAGTTCGAGAACGGAAAGCTTCGTGAGGGGACGATAACAGCTACAGAGGGCACTGTGTATGAAGGAAAGTTCGAGAACGCAAAGCTCCACGGTGAGGGGACGATAACAACTACAGATGGCACTGTGCATGAAGGGGAATTCAAGAACGGATGGCTTCAGGGTGAGGGGACGATAACAACTAAAGCTGGCGACGTGCATGAAGGAGCGTTCGAGCACGGAAAGCTCCACGGTGAGGGGAAGCGAACCTATCTTAATGGCGAGGTGTATGAAGGGGAATTCAAGAGAGGATCTCTTCATGGTCAAGGGAAGATAACACATCCTGATGGCGAGGTGCATGAAGGAAAGTTCGAGAACGATAAGCTTCACGGTCAAGGGACGATAACAGATGCAAAGGGCACTGTGACAATGGAAGGAACGTTCGAGGAAGGAAAGCTACATGGCCAAGGGAAGCTAACAGATCCAACAGAGGGCACTCTGTATGAAGGAAAGTTCGAGGAAGGAAAGCTCCACGGTGAGGGGAAGGTAACAACAGCTTATGTGGTGTCTGAAGGAGATTTCAAGGACGGGAAGCTGCATGGTCAAGGGAAGGAAACATATCTAGCTGGCCATGTGTATGAAGGAGCGTTCGAGAACGGAAAGCTCCACGGTGAGGGGAAGCGTACAATGGATTATGGCACCGTGGAGGAAGGAAAGTTCGAGAACGGGTATCTTCATGGTAAGGAGGGGAAGATAACGTCGTCCAAGGGCATTGTTGTGGAAGAAGGGGAGTTCAAGGACGGAAAGCTTCATGGTGAGGGGAAGCTAACAGATCCAGAGGGCGACGTGCATGAAGGAGCGTTTGAGGAAGGAAAGCTACACGGCCAAGGGAAGATAACACATACTAATGGCACTCTGTATGAAGGAGCGTTTGAGGAAGGAAAGCTCCACGGTGATGGGAAGGTAACGTCGTCCAAGGGCGCTGTGAGAGAAGGAAAGTTTAAGGAAGGAGATCTTCACGGCAAGGGGAAGGTAACGTCGTCCAAGGGCCATGTGTATGAAGGAAAGTTCGAGAACGGAAAGCTTCGTGAGGGGAAGCTAACAGATCCAGCTGGCGACGTGCATGAAGGAAAGTTCGAGAACGGAAAGCTCCACGGTGAGGGGAAGCGTACAACTACAGATGGCGTGAGTGAAGGAAAGTTCGAGAACGGAAAGCTCCACGGTGAGGGGAAGGTAACACATACTAATGGCACTCTGTATGAAGGAAAGTTCGAGGAAGGAAATTTTCACGGCCAAGGGAAGCTAACAACTACAGAGGGCACTCTGTATGAAGGAAAGTTCGAGAACGGAAATTTTCAGGGTAAGCATAAAGTAACATTTAAAGACGGTATTGAAGGAACCTTTGACTTTGAGGACAGAAGGTTCGAGCCAACACCAACAGGAGAGCGTTCTGCTCCTGATGCCGCTGCTGCTAAGACTAAAGCTCCTGATAATAAGGCTTCTAAGCCTGCTGCGTTAACAGACGATCAGACAAAAGGACTACATCAGCGGTATCGCGATCACTTGTCGTCGGACAAATCCAAAGCGGAGCAACATACATACCTTACCAGTGGTAAGGGTGGTAAGTCCTCGTACCATCATGTGCACGCTCATGTAGTTCGTAACCATTGGTATGTGTCTGAGCACTCTGGTTATCACGGTGATGAGAGTCCTACGTCTAAGACAGAGAGCACACCCTATGCTACTAAGACAGCTGCTAAGAAGCGTGTGTCTGAAATTGTGAAACAGAAGAAGGATAAAGAAGGGTATACGAGAGTAAATAAGGAGCTAGCGCAGCACCATGTTTCTGCGAAATTGACAGTACAGTCTCATACCCAAAAAGAACTAGACGCAGGAGTACACACCAAGCAGTATAAGGAAGCAGTTAGTAAGCTTGGTGATACGTTTTCTACGTCCCGAGAAAAGCGTGGTATTATTTCTGGTGATGTTTTGCATCATAAGAAGCATGCTGGAAGTACTTTGCAATATCATGCTATTCCTTCTGGATCTGGAAAGAATCGCCGGTATAAGGTTGTTGGAGAGAATAAGCACGGTAAAGGAACAACCTTTCGCGGTAAGTATAAAGAAGGGTATTATCCCACTGCCGAAAAAGCTAAGCGTGCTGTTTTCCGTCTTACTGAAGACAAGCGGTGGCATGACCAAAGTACTATGTGGGGCGACACAAAGATAAAAGGTACGCAACAACAGGCTGCGAAGAAGAAGGTGGGGTTCATGCGGGCCTCTGATGCAGTACGAGAGGCGCATGCGAAGGCAATTTCGTCTTCTAAAGATCGTATTTTTGCGGAATCGCATACCCGCAAGGATGATAGTGGTAATCCGGCGTTCTACTACGTTTCGGTGGTACACGTACCCAATGACCCCAGCGGTGATTATGCTGCTGTGATACACCACGGGGCACACAACAAGGCTGGCAGGGTAGAGGCTTCTCACTTTAACACTAAACAAGAAGCATTGGCTGCTGCTCATGCTAAAGTTTCAGTTAAGACGAAAGGCGAGAAGGGCAAGAAGGGCAAATATGTCGCATCGCCAAAAGATCCTTTCACACACCACAAAACTGTAAGTAAGGCGCAGTCGTTGTACTTAGACTCCTCGCAGTTACCCCATAGGAATCATCATGTTTTTGTATATTGATTTAAATAAAGCACAGTTTGTTGGAGTCACAACGCCTAACGAACGGCGCAGTTCTCGTTCGTATGCTGAGAGCTACGCAAAACAACCCATTGGTGTGCTTGGGGGTAGTGCTGCGTATGACCGTAAAGATGTTGGCAAAGAGTGGCATAGTGGAAATGAAGAAGCTGTAGATGATGAATTAGAGGAAGAGCGAAAAGAATACGCGCAGTTGTCTCGTGACCGAGGTGTGACTCCCAAGGAAGATAAAAAGACGGAAGAGGTAGATGAAGAGGAAGAAGAAGAGATAAACAAGGCGTTTCTTGTTGATGTTGTAGATTCTCAGGTTAGTGTATATTCAGCGTGTACAGAGTTTTTGAAGTCGTTAAATCAACAGTTGGAACAGCAAGCTGAAGTACACAAACCTAGGTCGTCAGAAGAGCAGTACGTGACAGAGGTCTTAGGATATGATGTTACAGACATTAAGAAGGGCCTTGCGAGTATCTCAGGTAGAGAACGTGGTAAGTTTCATGATTGGTTATGCACACAGTTACAAAAGTCAGTGCGGGAATTAGGTGAGTAAGATGTCAGATGATTCTTCTAATCAGTGGGTTGACGAAGTTACTGAATGGAACAACCAAACGTATCAAGTGCCTGTTGTAGTCCGGGATGAGATTGCTAAAGGTAGGTATTCCCCTGTAAAGGCTAAGCATGCGCCACGGTCTGCTTATACAGATCCGTTGTCCATACAATACGCGATGGGTTACAAGGATAGAAATATTTCTTTGACGTATGATACGTTGAAGAAGATTCCTCACCAGTTGAGTGTTGTTGGTGCGATTATTAATACTAGGTGCAATCAGGTTGCACAGTTTTCCACTCCGTTCCGGCTAACAAAGTCTATTGGATATGCCGTAAAGCATAAAGACTCTGGTCGCATGACCACTAAAGGCGAGCGCAAGTTTATCCAGGATTTAGAGCAGTTTATTTACAGCTGTGGATCTTCTGAAACTAACCAACACAGTGATATCCCTAGAGATGATTTTGAGACGTTTCTTAAAAAGATCGTGAGAGATAGTCTTATTTATGACCAGGCGTGTGTGGAAATTGTACCTGATCGCCGTGGGCTTCCTTTTGAGTTTTTGGCTGTGGATGCTGCTACAATGCGTATTGCTGTACCAGAAACACTAAACAATATTGGGCTGCACTCGCATAGCTCTACGCTTATGAATGGGCGTGAGTTTAACTCAGGGTCTAGGGGAGACGCGCCATTTAAGTTGTTGGATTTATGCAATCGCAAGGGTGTGGACAAGCCTGCGTTCGTGCAGGTAGTGAATGGACAAATTGAGAATGTGTATTCTAGGGCTGAATTAAGCTTTGGGGTGCGTAATCCTAGAACAGACATTTATGTGCAGGGATATGGGTACAGTGAGCTAGAGCAGCTTATCACTGTTATTACGTCTCATTTATACGCAGAGGAGTACAATCGTAAATTCTTTGTGAATGGGAGTGCACCCAAGGGTATCTTGAATATTCGGGGTGATAATCTAACTCCAGACCAACTTGAAGGACTTCGTCGGCAGTGGCGAGCTAATGTTGAGGGGGTTGAAAACTCCTGGAAAACTCCAATATTCCAAGCTGATCAGGGACTGGATTGGGTAAATCTTCATCCTTCAAATCGTGAGATGGAGTATGGGGCGTGGTTGGAGTACTTGATTAAGATTACTACTGCCGTGTTTCTGATTGACCCTGCTGAGGTGAATTTTGATTTGAAGGGTGGTGTTCAGCAGCAGCCTTTGTTTGAAAGCAGTGCTGAATGGAAGCTTAAGGCATCTAGAGACCGTGGTTTAAAGCCTCTTCTGCGTTTTATTGCGAAACTGATCAATGAAAATGTTATTTCTAAGATAGATGATCACTTCGTATTTGACTTTGTTGGGTTGGATGAACTCACGGAGCACGAGAAACACGAGCTGCGTAAGGAGCAAGTGGCCTCATACATGACCTTGAACGAGATTCGTCGTGCGGAGGATTTGCCCGATGTGACGGATGGGGATTATATATTGAACCCGACGTACATGCAGGTTAAGCAGATCAAGTTGCAAGAACGCCAGATTGATATGCAAGAAAAGCAGCAACAGGCTATGCAGCAGCAGCAGGAACAGATGCAGCAACAACAAGCTGGTGGTGAGGAAGATCAGGATTCTGGTGGAACTGAGGAGCCAGAATATGCGGATACTATGTGATCCTTTATTGAACAAGTAATCTTTTTCTGCTAAACTCCACTATCTAGCTCTACCTTTTTCTTGCTATGCCTGTAAATTTAGTTACTACACAAAGAGACGAAAAACTGTGGTCTTTGGCTAAGCAACAAGCTTCTAAGCAAGGTAGAGAAGAAGATTACGCTTATATTGTTGGGATCTTCAAGAAGATGAAAGGTGATCAATCTGTGGCAAAGTCAAAAAGTGCAGCGGTAGTTACATTGCAACAAATGTGTGCTCAAACACAGGGCGTCTTGAATTCGATGAAGAAGACACAGGCGGCACAAGCTGCGCAGGCTGCTTCATATGAAGCAGCTGTTGGGTCGATTGGATATAAGCATCCTCCACGACCTCACGAGACTGTGCCCGTACCTGTTCGTAGAATTCATGCTTTTACGTCTCCTGTGTCTCTGCGAGATTACGAAGAACCCGTTGCTCGCACAGTAACTTCTGTAGATAAGGAAGCTAAGGAACTTTGGAACCGATGAAACTGTTTATAAAACAAGAATCTGTGCGGAAAGCTGGAGCTGTTGAGCGTCGTAGTGTTCATCTGGTTCGTCAAAAAACACGCGGTGAGATGCGCGGTGGAAGTTTTGTAGCTCGTGTTGTTACGGGTACTGACAAAGATGGGTCTCCACAGTATCGTTATTTTAAAACTAATGAAGAGTACAAGTCATACCTAGACAGTAAAGGTAGCGGAAAGAAAGAATCAGAAGCGGGAAAGAAGAAGGGTGAGGCTCTTTCTGGCAAAACTTCTAAAGAAAGTAAGAAAACTAGGCCAGCAGCTGGTGGTATTGGCTCTCGGTCTTTGTTTGTTCCCAGAAAGGACAAACAAACGCGTAAGTCGTTAGAGACTGGATTGTATTTGGAGAATAAAGAATGAATAGTGGAAATCTGCCTCGTGTGCCTGTTAGGTTCATTGAGCGCAACAAAGAACTCCTTAGCAAGTCAGAAGAAAAGGGAACAACTGACTATAAGTTAACAGAGCATGCAGAGGGGCATTTGCCCAATGTTCCGGTACAGCAGTATCGTACCCCGCATGATCGTGTTTCTGGTAATCTAATATTTCGTAGGTATCCTGACGGGCGTTTGGACTTTGATTATGCCAAACATTGTGTTCTGGATGCTATTAGAAAAGCGAAGACAGGAGTTGGTCTGACATCGCAGGAGGAGGCAATCCTTAGCGTGCTGTTCCCGACGCAGTTTGCTTTTGTTGATGGTGGCATGTTGGCACATGTCAGAAGTACGTTGCTTAAGGTTACGGACGATGAGGCTGCTTTGGTGTCTAAAATAGTTCGTGCCCAGATGGCTGAGGAACTTAATTATAATGCCGGTTTTGGCGGTAGCAGCGTTCCTGGTCGCTCCAAAACTATTTCTTAGTTTTACGAAGTCAATGGTTTCGTTTATTACTGTTACTTTATGAGATAGAGCATCATCTAACATACGCACATTTGGGAGTGTCCCTTGAAAAAGCTAGGATTTTTTTGCCTCTTTTTGTTTTTTTCGGGTTGTCTAAGCAACCCTCCCCAGTTTACTAGAACTCCCAGAGCAGTTGAATACCTAAGTCATTCGGTTGCTGCTCTTGTTGCTCCTGTGCCTGGGTCGCCTACGGATGCGCATCGCATCTATTGTACTGGTTCTTTTATATCTAGATCTGAAGTTCTCACGGCTGCACATTGTGTGACGCACCGCACGGAAATCGGTGAAGCAAATACAGAGGTTCGTATCGGCACGTTTCAAGATTACGTGGATACTGCTGGTGATTTTTCTAACGCACGTTGGCACATGTTTGTGGTGTCTGCTTTAGACATACAGAATGATTTGGCGTTGCTTACGCTTGCTCCTGGGGAATTTCCTGTGTTTTTGCATGCTTCAATAGACTTGTCTCCAGTGGCTGCGTTACCTGGAGAGAATGTTGTGGTAATGGGGCACCCCGCAGGCATGGGTTGGAGTCTGACTGCTGGCGTTGTGTCTAATGCGGCCCGTCGGTCACACGCAGGAGCGGGTGGGGGTGTGTTGTATGTGCAACATTCCGCACAAGTGTATTTTGGAAATTCAGGTGGTCCTGTTCTGAACAGTCGTAACGAGCTTGTTGGGGTTGTGTCTAGAGCTGGTCCGTGGCATATAGGTTTGAGTATTCATTTAGACGTTGTGCGAGAGTTTATTTTGCATTATAGAATACAGTCTGTGTTTGGTTGAGTACCATGTCTGAATTTAAACTTAACTTAGATTCTTTCTTTGATGACGATTTGTCGTCTGTTATGTTGTCTGCCTCTTCTCCAGACCTAAAGAAGTCGGCGCAGCTGTACAATTTTGATTTAGACAATAAAGATGGCGTGTTGCGTCTTCTTGCGGCTTTGCCAATATTGAAAGACGACTTAGTTAAAGATGTAGCTTTAGAGATATGGCCTGATCATAAGAAGGATTCTCCGCACACGGTAAAGATGCTTAGGTCGCACATTAGGGGATATTTGTTGGATTATCTCAATGAAGAAGACAAGGCTGTCTAGTCCCACCCGGACATTTTTGCGGTTCGCTGGTAAGAAAGGCTTGGTGAATAAACTGAGCCTTTTGCGCTTTGGTGTTTCTTCTGCCAAAATAAAGCAGTTAGTTAAATTGGGAGAATTGGTTCCTACTAAAGATCCGTGGACTGGTCTTCCTGCGTACAAACTGGGTGGTTATGACAACTGCTGATGTGAAAAAAGCTATTGGTTTGCCTGAGTCTGTCTCGACGGATCATGACTATGTGTTTCGTAGTGGTGATTATGGGATGTATTTGTACTGGTATGTGGATGAGTCTCACAACTACTGGTGTTACACCAATGCGCCTAAGAATAATAGAGACTATGATAGGCACGCAGGGGAGATACTGATGTGCCCTGACCAACCTCTGCCGCATCTGCACCCATCGTTTTTTACTAAAGATGGTAAGAAACGCCACATCGCGGTTCCTGCCGAAACAAACACTATTAGAAACACTAGGTACGACTCTAAAAATCTTCGTCGTATTTGGTACGAGAGGTTTTCTGTGGGAGATACTACAAAGTATGTATATCTCGACGCAGACGTGAAAGAGAATGTGGCGTTGTGGGTATCTCACCAACTTAGGGTGTGTGACTCAAAGTTGACTGCGTACAGAAAATACGCCACGAAATTGTTTTTGAGTGAATCCGACAAAGACAAGTGTCTAGCAGGCATTTTGATGTTGGCAGACCAAGCGTTTTTTCTGGTCCCTGATTTAATCTCCGCGACAGTTGCTGACATCAGTTTTATGGATAACACGGTTGTCCTGTTGAATCGTAAGTTCAACTGTGACCCGTTGTTCTTTGATTTTCTTTTAGAACAGTCGCGTAACAGAAGTAACTCTAGTCCCTTGTTCTCCATGCAGACGGTGCATGGTCGTAAGCCATTTGGTTTGGCTTATGTGAATGCTGTTTTACAGGCGTTGAAGATCCAGCCTAAATACCTACTGGCGTGGCACATTTCTCACACATACTCACGTATTGTGAATAAGCTTTTTGTGTTGGGAAAACACCCTGATTCTGTAGAGAAGTTGGCTAACCAAGAGTTGAAGGATGCTTTTGCGACCTCAGAGAATATCCATTTTTTTGTAGACAATAAACTTCGAGAAATCTTGTTGGCTTCGTATGGGCGTCGTTTCGCGCAGGTTGAGAAGTCTTTTATTGCAAAAAAACCGGATCGTATGGGTGTCCCCACAGTTCTTAGTGATTTAGATAGTAAGAAAGTGGAGGAAGCAGAATTTTCGGCTTGGTTGCACGCAGAGCCTTTGCATGATTTGACTCCAGCAGAAGAGAGACAGGTGGAGGAAGCTATGCGTCTGGAGTTGTCCCAATGAGGTTTCCTGAATGTCTGTCTGGGTTGGAGTCTGTCTTGCGTTCGCGGGGTGTCGTGGATGTCTCACAATGGGACAAACTTCATGTCCTGGTTAAGCATCTGGGTGATGTTTCCACAAAATCGTTGTCTTACACATGCATGCACCCTGCGTGTGCTGGTTGCTCACATACGCTGGGTACTGTGGAAGGTAACTTGCATTTTTTGTTGGGTTACGTGAACCCAAGGTTTCATGTTGCTCCTTACCATTGGTTTTTTGTGGATCCTTTTTTGACTTCTGATCATACAGAAGAGTTAGAGCATCCTTCTAATGCGTCTTGTTGTGCTAGTTTTGGTGAGTTGTCGGATGAAGGTGACATTGAAAAAGGTTTTCCACATACGTCAGTAACGGCGTACTTTCAAAGAGTAGCTGAGGTTGTTCAGGACATAAACAAGTCTATGTACGTGTCAGAGAATGACACGGTATACAAAGTGTCTCCTGAGAAGAACTTGGTTGTTGACACCAAAAACAAGAAAGCATACCGTTGGGAACTCATTTCTGATACTTATTTTGCTTCTCGAAATACTAAGATTTCCGCAGCTATGGCCAAGGTAGGTTCTCCACTAGCTGTACAGAAAGCGTATACGTTTCCTGTGCCCTCTGCATTGCAGAGCCAGTTGGTCCCTTCAGAAGCGTTTCATGCGGATGTTTATGAAGCTGTTAAAGTACATCTGCCTCCCCCAAGTAGTGTTATCCCTATGATTACGGATACTACTGAGGAAATATACGCTGTGGTGAAGTCAGACCGTGTTGATTTTTTTGACCGTGGTGGAGCACCGGCTTCGTTGCAGTTTTATGATCGTTTGTATACGTCGTTTGATTTGATTAAGGGAGGTAATGTTCACCCTAGCCTCCTGGTTAACTTTCTGTCTTTGTATACTGAGTTCAATAAAAGTGTTTATCAGGCGTATGTGAATGATGGGCTCACGCCAGTGGCAGCGGGGGAAGCAACTCCTGGGTTTTCTGATGTTTCGGATGATACCTCAGATATTTCGTCTTCAAGAAAGCATGTTGTTCACTCCGAAGATGGTGTGATTCAAGTGCAAATACATTAGCTCGTGTTTCATTCTTCTTCATTGGTGTGTGCTCGGTGTCACGAGGTGGTGTTGAAGAGCATTAATGGCGTGGTGAAGCTGCGCGGAAAAGTGGTGTTGTTTAAGGATCAACAGGCGTTCGTTGTGTGCAAAGGGTGTAATACGGAGCTGCCTGTGCCCCTAAAGCTTGATATGAAAGTAGCAAAAGCGCTCTCTGAGAGTGTCTCACCCCTGTTATACTTGAAATAAAAAGTCAACATATATCTTGACTTTACACTATTACTAAAGTAAACTACTTTCTGGACTGCACGGTTCAACCACTTTTGTTCTCCAAATAGGGAGTCAGGCACAGAGTACGTGTCTGCTCTTTTTTTATGTCTTGGATAGATAAAGATACCTTTAATTTTTGGCTGCCTGCACAGGCGCTCCGTGTCACTAAGGGTGATGACGATGGTGCGTCTGATTCTGGAAAACGCTGGATTCAGGGCGTGGCTTCTACGGATGCCCGTGATCTTCAAGGCGAGGTTGTGTCTCAAAAAGGTATTGATTTTTCATACTTTATGAAAAATGGGTACTTTAATAATGACCATAAGGATGGATTTTCAAACAAAGTAGGACAACCTACTGAGTGTCGTCTTACCGCTAATGGTCTTTGGGTTAAGGGTTTCCTTTTTAAAAACCACAAGACAGCTGATAGCATTTGGGAATTGTTGAATTCATTGGATTCCTCTAGTTCTAGTCGTCGCATTGGTTTCTCTATTCAAGGTAAAGTTAAGCGGCGTGCGGGATCTACTATTAAAGAGTGTTGGATTCAGGATGTTGCGATTACGCCATCCCCTGTGAATACTTCGACTTGGGCACAAATTGCTAAGTCTTTGTCTACTGAAGAGTGGGATTTAAAGAAAGACCACGACGATTGTGATGACATGGAAGAAGAGGATGAAGAGAAGGCCCTCCAGGCCAGTGGAAGCCCGCTTGTTGCGGAAAGCTTGCACACTGAAGAGATTGAAGATCGAACTTCTAAGAGTTTGACCTTCGACGAAACTGTTGCGCTTCTGCAAGAGGCGTCACTAACGAAAGAAATGGCTGAGGCATTCGCTAAAGCTGCATTTTGTTTGTATGGTTCATAAGGAGAACTCATGAGTGAAAATAGCAAGATGATTGAGCCGGATGCGCTTGCGAAAGCGTTGGCAGATATCCAGGAGCTTGCCAAGGGGCATTCTTCACGCGGTACTTCTACGACTAAGGTCGAAGAAGATGCTGGTGAAGCTGCTGCTTCGCAAGTGTGTGTAGGAGGCGACTCGGCACGGGGCGAGTGGCCAGGTGGTAAGCAAGAAGCCGCAGGCGGCGATAACATCGAAGAGAATGGCACGGACTATAACGGCGCTGCGGCGATGGCAAAGTCTGTGTTTACGAAGCTAGCGAAGGGTGAAGCCCTCACTGCTGAAGAGATGGTGTTGGCTAAGGCTGCTGGCATGTGTAAGGGCGATGACGAGGATGACGAGGAAGAAGAGGTAGAGGAAGAGGCTATGAAGTCTCTTTTCGACCATGCTAAGGATAACGAAGCTGTTCGTAAGGGATTTGAAGTATCAGATTTTCTTACGAATTTTGCAGATGTAGTGAGTAAAGCCATTACGTCTAGTGAATCTCGCGTTGTGTCGCGTGTCCTTAGTGCTCTCTCCAAGGAAACTGAGTCCCAGGGAGACTTCCAGAAGTCCCTTGCGTCTGCGCTTTCCAACTTTGCAGAGGTTACTACCCTTCAAGCTCAGCGTATTGAGCAGGTTGAGTCGTCACCCGCACGTGGGCCTAAGAGCCATATGCGTGCACTTGAAAAGTCGTTCTCTGGTGATTCGGGCGATCAGCTCAGTAAGAGCCAGATTTCCGACACGCTAGTGGACATGGTGCAGAAGGGTTTGTGTTCTGCTACCGAAGTTGTCCGTTACGAAACCACGAGTCATCTTCCCGCGCCGCTGCGTGACAAGATGGTGGCTCACAGAAACGGTCGTTAGAAGAGTTTAAGGAGTTATAGAAATGACAATTGGTCTTAACGCATTTCAAGGGAGCAACAACGGCCTTTCTGGGTTTGGTGTTGGTTCCGAATCGGACATCGCAGAGCTGTCCAAAGCTCTGGAGGCTGGCTATCAAGTCAGCAGCCAGACGGGTGGTTCCGCACTCAGAGTGGAGAGTTTAGAAGCTTCTCTTAAGGTGCTAACCTACTCTGCGTCACACATTAAGTTTTGGAAGAAAGTACCTAAGAGCCCAGCTTACAGTACTGTCGAAGAGTACAATCAACTTAGTGATTATGGTGGACAGAATTCTCCCTTCCTTCAAGAAGGTGAGTTACCTGCTTCATCGGATAGTAGTTATGTTCGTCGTACCCAGCTGGTCAAGTTCCTTGGAACTACCCGTGAGGTCACCCATCAGGCTTCGCTTGTGCATCCAGCGCATGGCGACCTCATCGCGCTTGAGAACCAGAATGGTATTCTCTGGTTGCTTGAGCAAGTTGAGCGTAATCTTTTTGAAGGTGACTCTTCTCTTGCCTTTGACGGCGAGGCTGAGCAATGGGACGGTCTTGATGCTCTAGTGGATTCCACGATGATCATTGACCTTGAAGGCAATAGTCTTCAAGAGGCGGATCTTGAGGAAGCTGCTAATGAGGTTATTGAGAACTATGGTTTTCCCACCGACGTGTTCCTTGGAACTCGCTCGATGAGTGACCTAGTCAAGACTCTGTATCCTCGTGAGCGTATTCAGCTGCCTGCTCCTGTGAACGGTCAGATTGGTAGCGCGGTGCAGACGATTGCCACCCAGGCTGGTGTGCTTGAGTTCAACCCGGACGTGTTTATTCGTCAGGGACCGACTCCTCCTGCTGCTGCTACGTCGGCTAGTGCCCCAGCTGCTGTTGCTTCTATTATTGGTAATTCCACTGCTACGGCAACTGGTGACCATGCTAAGGGTGCTCCAGTTGGTGCCATTTGTCATAGTTACATAGTTACTGCTTGTAATCGCTTTGGTGAGTCGGCTCCGATGACAAATGTTGCTGTGTCGGATTTGGGTGCTGCTCAGGTGCTTGCTGGCAACTGTCAGCGGCTTACGATTACGAATGCTGGGACTATAGGTTCTTATCCTCCTGAGTTTTTCAAGATCTATCGAAGTGCTGCTATGGCAGGATCTAGTTCTACAGTTTCTGTGCCAGCTGCTGCTTTGCACTCTTTGATTCTGAAGGTTCCTGCTTCTTCGCAGACTGCTAGTGGGGTGACCACTGTGGATGATGTGAACTTGACGCTTCCGTTTACTTCGTCGGCATATGTGGGTGAGCTTACCCCCTCGGTTATGACTTTTAGACAACTCATGCCACTCATGAAGATGGATTTAGCTGTGTTGTCGCCAGCTTACAGGTGGATGGTCTTGCTCTACGGGACTCCCATCCTATTCGCTCCTAAGAAGTGGATTAGACTTATAAATGTAGGCACAATGTCTGCGCGTTAGTTGGTTGCTTGGTTGAGGGGCTAGGTGGTTTGGCCTAGCCCCTCAACACCTTTAGCTTCTCGTGTATTGTTCCATCTGTGAAAAGGTAATTTATGCACGACATGAGATTGTCTCAAACTCTTTAGTTTGCGGATCTTGTGTATTTACAGAGACGAAGGGTCTTAAAACAAAATCCTTAGTTGCTGTACAAGAGAAGCTATTTGAAGCAACCCCCATTGATACCTCGTATATACTGAGAGTCATGGATATTATGATGAAAGTAAAGTGTAACTACGCTAGAGAGCGCTGGATAGACATTGCTGGTTCCCCTGTTCTGTTCGATGAGAATGGAGTTGCAGAGGTTCCTGAGTCTATGAAGTACGCATTTGAAGAGATTATGCGCGTGCGACCAGGTCGTTTTAGTTTTGTTGTGGAAGCAGCTCCTGCTACCGCGACGGTCAAGAAGGCAGCTCCTGTTGCAGAGCCTGCGCCTGCGAAGGTTGACAAGAGCAAGAACAAACCCGAAAAGAAGTCTTTTTTTAAGAAAAAGGAAGGAAAGTAAAGAATGGCTAAAGCAAGACTTATTGTTGCAGATCAGCACAGTGCAGAGCTTGACCAGATCCGTAGAACCATGAATGCTCTTTTGCTTATGATCGAAGGCGCGGAAGCCAGTCTTACGGCAGGCGCTGACGCTGAAGATGTGTTGAATGCATGGGCTGACGGAATTGCTGTCGGTGTGGACAGCAATCCGGCTGCTATTGCGAACGTAGTGGCGACTAATGTCGAGTTGGTGGGTACCAAGCCTACTCCTCTACATCCTCGTCATCCTCGTGGCGCTCTTCGTAGCATGGCTGCTGCTGACAAATTCTAGTCGTTAATTCTAAACGATTTACGGCTTACTAATAAAGGCAGTATGGCGCGTTTCCTTGAAACATGCTATGCTGTCTTTTATTGTGGGGACTATTATATTCTGTGACTTTAGTTGTATCCTGCTGTAAGAAAGGAACAGTAGCAAATGTCTTCATATCCTGTTTTGCTACAGTCTGCCACTGGTAGTATTACTCTCTACCTTCAGGATGTTAACGGTTCTTCTGCAACAGGGTTATCTGCCAGCAGCGTTACTGTTGACCTAAAGAAGTCTTCTGACTCGTTTTTTGCGAATAAGAGTCTAAGTGCTCCTGTTGCTGCGACTGCTGACATTGGGTCTGGTGCTAATGGCACTGTGACTGTGTCTGTGCCTGGCACTGCCGGAAACTCATACACTGTCTCGGTGACGGTTCCGTCTGGTGATAACGCCTTGGCGGTGACCGTTGTTGGAACTGCAATCACCGTAAACCTTGCTACTGCGAGTGGTGTGGCAGTGGGCTCTTCTAACACAGCAACTCTGATTGCTGCTGCTGTGAATGTCCTTGGCTCTGAGGTTTCTGCTACTGCCAGTGGTACTGGTGCTGATTCTATCTCTTCCGCAGAAGGCCCTACGTCGCTTAGTGGTGGTGTGGATGGTACGTTTACGCATCTTGGGTCTGGTTTTTACGAGCTAGACCTTACTACCACAGACACCAATGCGTTGGGTAACCTGTTTATCCGTGTGCGCGGTTCTGAATTGCGCGAGGCTCTTGTAAATGCATATGTAGTCGCTAGCGCAGCTGTGTCGTCTAGTTCGACGACTGCACCTACTAAAACTGCATTGTTTGGGTATTTATACGACGCTGCTGGTGACCCTTCTGCGGGCGTGTCTGTTTCTGCAAGGATTCTTTCATCTCCTACGGTATTGCATCCTGGAGAGGACGGCATTGGTCTTGTGACAGACCTTGTAACTGCGAAGTCAGACTCCGCAGGGTTTTTCAGTTTGTCTCTTATTGCTGGAGCACAGGTAGATTTCTTTATCCCTTCTATGAATTACAGACGAACTGTGACTGTTCCAAGTTCGACTATCAATGTTTTTGATCTTCCCTGAGTGAGGGCTTTGTGGGTGCTCCTACTGCAATAGAAGTTTCTGTGGATGAGACAGAATACTCACGTTACGAAAGTGGTCGTGACACGATCACAGCTACTGTTGTTGTCTCTGGTGGTGCTCCGTACACCACAGAAAAAATAACAGTTGAGCTGACCAAGGCCCGTCGCAGTCGGGATGCTGTTGTGTCCACGGCGACCTTGACGTTTACGGCTTCCGCAGATCCGCAGTCGCAAACAGCGGAGTTTGCCCTGCCAGACATTGTAGATGCAGACCTTATCAGTCTTGTTAGGCATGGTAAGTATTTTGTAAAAGCTACGAGCGTTACAAGCTCCTCTGTGTCCGCAGAGAGCGGAGACTTTGACATACGTATTGTCACTGTTGCCCGATTGAAAACGGACTATCTGTTCGGGATAGATCTAAAGGCCACTGAGGTAAAAGCGCCAAAGCAGCAACCACAGTTGATCACAGGTGTGACGTTGACAGAGTTGTCTGCTACGCATCCCTTGGGTTTTGGCGCTCTGAATTACGTGTACAACAAGGATCACACAGCGAACGCTACTGTGGCTATTGGTTCTGGTGCAAACGGGACAGTAACTACGACTGCTGACACGGCGTTGGCTGGTGACTCTGGAAATAGTTATGTTATTTCTGTGACAGTTCCCGCAGGTACGTCAGCGTTGTCTGCTACGTTATCTGGCACTACTATAACTGTTGCGTTGTCTGTGGCCTCTGGGGTTGCACAGACGGCAGACAACACTGCTACTTTGATCGCGGTTGCTATTTCTGCCCTGTCTGATTTCACAGCAGTTGCAAGTGGCACAGGTGCAGCTTCTCTGTCTGTTGCGTCTGGGCCGACCCAGTTTTCTGGGGGACAAAGTAACACAGTTCGTTTGTTGTCTTGGCTAGATGGTCCGTCTGTCGCGATCAATGCGGCTGGTACGTTTATTTTGCGTGCTGGATTGCCTGGTCCTGCTGCTTCGTTGGCTCCTGCGTCCAATGAATATGCGTGTGCTCGTGTTTCCAGTTTGTTGTTACTCCCTACGTCCTCTGTGACGGAAGAGCTGCTGATCGACAAGAAGATCTTAGACGACGAGACATTGGCACGGTACCTCAGAGAGGCAGTGGATTGGGTAGAGCAGGATGCCCTGGCTGTGCATGTTGAGCCTACGAATGTAGTTACGGAGAGGGATCCAACCGTAGTCCAGTTTGCTGCTGGTGTGGGAGCCCCTACGCCGATTTTTACAGATACAGATTACGACGCTATTGTGAGTCCTCTAACGTACTTTGTGCCTAGAGGTACGGGCTCTTGGGTACAGATTCAGACTCCATACCCTCAGCTGCTTCGTGTGGACAACTTGTATGGTGCCATTGCTAACACACGAATTATTGACATTGATTTGAACTGGATTGAGCAGTCTCAAGTAGGCGGACTCATACAGCTCGTACCGTTCAATCAAGAAATTGCTTTTAACTTTGTTGGCCTTATGTGGGTTAATGCGCTTCGTGGTGCTGTTGAGTTGCCCAACTTTTGGCGTTTCAATATGATCGTGGGATTACGTGACTGTGCCGCTTCGCTGCAAGAGTTGATTGCCAAGAAGGCTGCTATAAATGCCTTGGTTGTTGCTGGTATGGCGCTGCGCCCTGGCGTGGGTTCCTTGTCTCTTAGTCGTGACGGTGTAAGTGAGTCGGTTTCCTACACCTCTCAGGCACAATACGGTATTTACACGGGTACCATCTCTGCGTACAAAGACTGGATTGATAACCACCTCAATGAGTTCAAGGGTAAGTACAGAGGTCCGACTTTGGTGGTTGTCTAAATGTCCCTGATAAACACAGACTGGGATTATGCCAAGCTCGAAGAACTGATTGAAGCCAGAGGGTCATACGTAATCCACGAGACTGGTGTTGCGTGCACTTGTCGGAATCAGGATACGTTTGCGTCTATGATTGAGCGTGATGGCATGCCTGCCTCTCTTCGGAGGCTCAACTGTTACCTTTGCGCAGGGGATGGGTATATTTATCGGAATGCTCGTGTTATCAAGGGGCTTATTTCTGGCGTCAGCTCAGGGCCTTCTCGTAGTTTGATCAATGTGGGTTACGCTGTCCCAGGAGATGCGGTCTTTTCTCCGTCGTTCAACGCAGGCAATTTGACAGATTTTGATAAGATCACTTTTTTGTTTCCTGAACCTCTTCATGAAGGACAAGTGATCTTACGCAATGCAGCAAATATGTCTGATAATAAGCTTGTTAGGACGGATTTGTCCTCAAGTGAAGACCGGCTGTGGTATTCACCGGCTGCTGCGATTTGGTGTGAAGACGAAAATGGTATTATTTACACGCACGGTACAGACTTTGTTTTCGACGACAAAAAGGTGCAGTGGGTAGAAAACACTCCTGATGATGGTACTTTATACGTGTTAAAGTATGAAGGATACCATGAGTGGCTTGTGTACCATACTCCACTAGATCGATTTGATAGAGATCGAGATTTGTCGCCTCGCGTTCTTATTCGTAAAAAGCACGTGATGTTCACAAATGGTAGCCTAGCGGATACTCCTGCAAAGCGCGTAGACGAACAGGACGAGTTGACAACTAGGACGAAGATTTAATTTGACTGTCATTCGTTTGAATATTTTAGAGTTACCTGAGATGCTTACGTCTGCTTTGGATGTGGAGAAGTTTGTTCGTGGCATAACCTTAGAGGCTGTGGATTTTTGGCGAACTCTTGTTGGTAAGCGTATTACCAAAAATCGGGAGCTGTATCAGGTTGCTATTCAGGAGGTGATTGGAGAATCCTCTTCGATTATCTATCTGTTAGGGAATGAGGAAGTGCGGTTGGAGGTTGGTTTTATGCGTTTTGACATGAAGCCTGGACTTCTGGGGCACGGTAGACATCTACGCAGGGTTATCCCGGTAGGCGTAGAGGCGATGCCTACGTTCCGCACAGTGTCTGTGAACTCTCCTCCTTCGTCTTGGATTCACCCAGGCAAAGAAGGGCTAAACTTGCGTGGTGAAGTTGTAGAAGCCTTGCAAACAGATATCATTCCTAGGCTTACGCATTTGTTGTTTGAATAGTTATGTCCGTAATCCCTGAAATATTGATACAGCGAGTCATTATAAGTGGCTTCCAGGCGGTTCGTAAAGATCAGAGATTGTTAGATGCTCTGTTCAAGAACATGTCGCAGCGTTCTCTCGTTCAAATTAAGAAATTCATCACGGAAACGCCTATAGACTTTTCGGTAAATTACCCGAAGAAGACAGAGCTAAAAGTTCCTGCCATTGTACTGACGCTCAGTAGGGAAGCAGAGAGTGAGTCTTTCTTGGGCGATGTGATGGGTACTTCTCTGGACGGAAGTGGTCATACGCCTGAGCCTTCTCTTACATATGACACATTGGGTGGTAACTCTGCGTCGATTTCTACTTCTAGTGGATTACCTAAAAAAGATGCAGGCCCGTTGACTATCTTGCAGAGTACCGCGTCCTCATTAACGTTTGAATCGGGTGCTCTAACGTATCTTATGGAAGACCCGCAACTTGGTTGTCGAAGACTGCATGTTGTGTCTGGCTCAGGACAAGGCAAAACTTATTTGATCAAGCTGATTTCTAGTTATTCTCTTGACATTGTAGGTACTTTCGATCCACAATTAGACACCACAAGTGTGGTGGACATCCGTAAAGTGGATGATCCTATCTTGGCCCTTGGTGAACCTTCTCGCGTGTATGATGCAGACGCATCCAATCTACAAAGGATAGGTTCTAACTACTCCACGCAGTATCAACTCTCTGTTATTGCAGGGCATCAAGATGAGGTAATTTACCTCTATTCTGTTCTTAAGGCGATTCTTTTATCACAAAGACGGACGTTAGAGGCGCAAGGTTTAATTGCCCTCAAAATTAGTGGCTCAGATTTTGCGCCACGAACAGAATACCTACCCAGTGAAGTGTTCCAGCGAGTGATGACACTCCAATTCACTTATCCCTTCTCTTTCCTTGTGGAACTAGAAGATCTGGCTACACAAATACAACTGTGTTTGACTCCTAGAGATTCAGGCACGTTAGCTTCTGCGGATGAAATCTGCTTTAGCTTTACTTTAGAATAACCACATATGGTTCGCAAAAAAACAACTAGAACAGTAAAAAAAGCGGCTACAGAAGTTGCTTCAGCGGCTCCAGTCGTAGCAGTGGCACAGATCGCGTTGCAGCGTCGGCACACTTTCAACCAATGGGCGAGTGTAAGATCTGTAAAGAACCATCATCGTGGTGGTCTTTTGGCTTTTTGTATAAACCCTCATGCGCCACGAACTCTTGACGAGTGGGACGCTTGTTTTAAAGATTACTAAGGAATAGTTTAAATGGCACGCTACGTAACCTTTAATGGTATTACTCGCTACCTCCCTGGTGGGATTACCAAAGTAAATGCAGAAGCTCTCAATCAAGTTACTGCTTCTGATAACAGTATTGTGGCCCTTGTCGGTGAAGCAGACGGTGGTGCTCCTGGGAGTGCTGATGGTGTGCAAGTAATTGCGAGCCCTTCGGATATTACTGAGGCTTTCCGCTCTGGTCCTTTGGCAGACGCCTGTCGTCTCGCTTTCCAGTCTTCCAACGACCCGGATGTGCCTAGCGGCGCATCGAAGGTTCTTTGCTATAAGACGAATGCCTCGACCCAAGCTTCCCTGAGTTTTCCTCTCGGTAACGCTGGTCTTTCTTCTGAGCTGACTCAGACGTTGGCAGCTCCTGCTGAAGCAGACACAGGAGGGTCTACGACGACTCTAATTGATGGGACTCTTTCAGCTGTAGAAGACGACACATACAATGGTATGTGGGTGGTGATTCGTCCGTTTACGACCACAGTTGAAGTAAGTCATATTACGGATTGGAGTAAGTCTCTTACTAAATTTACGTTTGCTCCTGCTGTGACGGCTCTGCCCGCCAACACTGAGGACTATTTAGTTCTTGAGGATCAGATTGTGTCGGCGTTTTCGGTCGTTGTTGGAAGCAGCACTGTTGTCACGATTGCTACTGGCGCTACCATGACGCTTAATGAGCATGCAGATCGTTGGTTGTACATTCAGTTTTCTGAGACGGTCTATTATGTTCGTCGAATTGTTAGCAACACCACGGGTGGTGTTCTCACGTTGGACAGTCCGTTGCCCGCTGCTCTTGTAGCTGCCGATGGTGCTTGGTGTGAGATTATGGCCAACGCCATTGACCTAACCAGTACGGACTATGGTCTTCATGCAAATGGTCTTGCTGTTGATATTCTTGACAGCGGCTCTGGTTTTGCTTCGGATGTTTCTTTTGAAGGAGTCAGTCAGACTTCAGCAGCTATGGGTGGCTCTGAGTTTCTCAAGGTCCATTACAATGGTGTTAAGTCTTCTCCGGCCCCGGCCACGAGAACTGTGGCCAGTGGAGCTAACACGACAACTTCTATTGTTTTGGATTCCACACATACTGCGGCTGCTGGTGAGAAAATAACTGTTGCTGGTGAGGATGTAACTGTTGCTGTTGCTCTTTCTGCTTCTACTGCATTGACTGTTACTCCTGCTTTGTCTGCTGTGCCCTCTGTGGGTGCCAATATTGTTTTTCATGTACTTACATGTCCAATGGAGGTTGTTGGTGCTTCTGGCAAAGCCACTAGTGTCGTCATCACTCCGTCAGATGCAGCTACTGCTCCTGTTAGTTTCTCTATCACTGAGGGTATGACTATTCGTTCCTTGGTG